CTGTTCCAGGTGGGGCGGGTCGCGGTGTCGGATGCGGCGCTGGGCGGGGTCTCGGTGCGGGCGTGGGATTTGGCAGCGACGGAGGGGGCGGGGGATTGGACGGCCGGGGTGCGGCGGGTGGCGGGGGAGGGGGCGTGGCAGGTGGCGGACGTGGTGCGGCTGCAGGGCGGGCCGGAGGCGGTGGTGGCGGCGATCCGGCGGACGGCGGAGGCGGACGGGACGGGGGTGGCGATTGGGTTGCCGCAGGACCCTGGGCAGGCCGGGCGGGCGCAGGTGGGGTATTTGGCGGCGCGGCTGGCGGGGTGGCGGGTGGTGAGCGGGCCGGAGACGGGGGCGAAGCTGGTGCGGGCGATGCCGGTGGCGTCGCAGGCGAATGCGGGCAACCTGTCGGTGCTGCACGGGGGGTGGAACCGGGTGTTCCTGGAGGAGCTGGCGGCGTTTCCGGCTGGGCGGTGCGATGACCAGGTGGATGCGCTGAGCCGGGCGTTTGGGATGCTGGTGGGTGGGACGGGGCCGGCGCGGGTGGCGCGGGTGGATTGGGGGCGGCGGTAGGTGCGGGTTGCCTGATCCTGGGGCGATCCTGTTTGATGGGGGGTTGGTTGGTGCGGTATTGCTGCTGCATGGACATTCCTGGTCCTTTGCATTCGGCTGGACTGTTGCTGCCGGCAGTTGGCCGGCGGGCGCTGATGGGGCGCGCGTTGGCAGCGGCGGCACTGGCCGGGCTGGGCGGATGCGCTGGGGCTGGGGCCGAAGGTCTGGAGTTGGATGCGGCGGTGGCGGCGGAGATGTTGCGCCGGCCGGAGTTCTATACGGACGGCGAGGCGCGGGCGTTCCGGGTGACGCGGGATGGCGTGGAGCGGGGGGTGCTGTGGGGCACCTAGCACGTTGGGTACGATGAGACGACGGTGCTGCCGCGGGTGGTGCGGGGGCGCTTCAACTCGGCGCGGCTGCTGCTGGTGGAGCAGGTGTTCGACCCGCGGTCGGTGGCGTTCCGCAACGGCCTTGTGCGCGTGATGCGCGAGGCCACTCGGCGGGTCAGCCTGGCGGCGGTGGCCGGGCTGGGGGCGGCGACCCGGGACGAGTTGCGGGATGCCGGGATCACGTAGGCGGAGTTGGGGAGCTACAGCTTGGCCGGGCTGGCCGGTCTGGTCTCCCGGCGGGCGGTGCAAGAGCCGGCGGGATTGTTGCCGTCCACCGGGATCGTGGACGTGAACCTGATGGGGTTCGCGCGCAGCATCGGGACGCCGGTGGAGGGGCTGGAGCGGTTGAGCGTGGCGGAGATCCAGGCTTTGGGATTGGGTGATCCGAATGGCACCGACGCGGCGGACCTGCTGCGCTTGGCGTTGCGGCGGCGTTCGGGCGTGCTCGGGGTACGGGAGTGGATGCGTGGCCAGTATGGGTCGGGCCGGATCGGGGCGCTGTCGGCAGCCCTCACGGCGTGGCGGGCGGCGCCGACGGACTTGCGGCGGGTGGACGCGGGACGGGCGGCGTTGCTGACGCGGCGCAACCTGTCCTGGATGCCTCGGCTGGAGGCGGCTCTGGCACCTGGCGCGGGGGAGGCCCGCGCCGTGTTCGTTGCGGCCGGTGCGGCGCACATGACGGGAACGGATGGGTTGCCGGCATTGCTGCGCGGGCGTGGCTGGGGGTGGAGGCGTGCGTTGGAGACCGGTTGCCGGAGGCCGCGTAAATGGCGGTGGACGCAGTTGGCCGGGACCTGAGCGTGCTGAAGGATGTGCGGTGGCGTGGTCAACCATACCTGGCCGGTTATGCAAGGCCGAAGTGGTGCGATGCCGGCCCTTGAAGCAGGCACCGTAGCAGCGGCGATGCCGCGGTTGCAGGCGGCGATTACATATGCGTTCCAGGCCCATGCCGGGCAGGTGCGGAAGGGAACGGAGGTTCCTTACGTCAGCCACTTGCTGGCGGTGTGCGCGCTGGTGCTGGAGGCGGGCGGGGACGAGGACTTGGCTTGCGCTGCGGTGCTGCATGACGTGATCGAGGATTGCGGGGCGGAGCACGAGGCGGTGATTGCGGCGCGGTTCGGGCCGGCGGTTGCGGCGGTGGTTCGGGCGTGCAGCGACACGGATGTGCTGCCGAAGCCGCCGTGGCAGACGCGGAAGGAGGCGTATCTTGCGCATCTGGAGGCGGCGGAGCCGGAGGTGCTGTTGGTGAGCTGCGCGGACAAGCTGCACAATGCGCGGGCGATCGTGACGGACCTGCGGACGCACGGGCCGGGGATGCTGGCGCGGTTCAATGCTCCGGCGGGCGGGACGGGGTGGTATTACCGGGCGCTGGCGGAGGTGTTCGGGCGGCGGCTGCCGGGGCCGATGGCTCGGGAGTTGGGGCTGGTGGTGGCGGAGATGGATGGATTGCTGGCAGAATAGGAAAAAATGCTTGACCGGATACCCCAAGAATTCGACACCTTGGGCATAGGGTCGGCACGGCCCCGGCGCGGTGACGCGCTGGGGTGGTGCCGGCCCATTGTTTTTGGGGGTCCGCATGTTCCAGACCATTTGCGACCTGATCCCGTGGGACGGCGACGCGTCGCCGCGCACCCGGCGCTTGGAGTTGATGCGGCGGGTGCTGGAGGGGACGCTGTACGACGCGCTGCCGTATGAGTTCCATGATGAGCGGTCGGCGTCGGGGGAGTATATTCCGCTGCGCCGGCGGCGGCCGTCGGTGCGGTATGCGCTGGCGCGGGTGGTGGTGGAGGACAGCGTGGCGCTGCTGTTCAGCGCCGGGCACTTCCCGGAGGTGGCCAGCCCGGATGCGGCGGTGCGGGATGCGCTGGGCCGGGTGGCGCGGGACTGCCGGTTGAACCAGGTGATGACGGAGGCGGCGATCCGCGGGAGCGTGGGGTCGTGTTGCCTGTTGCTGCGGGTGTTGCAAGGCCGGGTGTTCGTGGATGTGCTGGACACGGCGTGGCTGACGCCGCTGTGGCAGGCGGACGCCCCGGACGTGCTGGAGTGCGTGACGGAGCGGTACAAGGTGCCGGGGCGGGAGCTGCAGGCGCTGGGGTATGAGGTGGCGGACCCTGGTGGTGCCTACTGGTTCCAGCGGCGGTGGGATTCGGAGGCGGAGACCTGGTTCGTGCCGTTGGCGGTGGGTGCGGCGGGTGTGCCGGCGGTGGATGCCGGGCGGAGCGTGCGGCACGGGCTGGGGTTCGTGCCGATGGTTTGGATCCGAATCTGCCGGGCGGGGTGGCGCCGGACGGGGCGTGCACGTTCCGGAGCGCGGTGGAGACGGGGATCGAGATTGACTACCAGCTTAGCCAGGCCGGGCGGGGGCTGAAGTATTCCAGCGATCCGACGCTGCTGATCAAGGAGCCGGCGGGGTTGGAGGGGGAGCTGGTGCGGGGCGCGGGGAACGCGCTTGTGGTGAGCGAGAAGGGCGATGCACGGCTGCTGGAGATCGGCGGGACGGCGGCCGGGGCGGTGCTGGATTACGTGCGGGTGCTGCGGGACCTGGCGCTGGAGGGCGTGCATGGCAACCGGGCCGATCCGAGCCGGCTGGGGGCGCCTCAGTCGGGGCGGGCGTTGGAGCTGATGAACCAGGGGCTGGTCTGGTTGGCGGACAACTTGCGGGTGTCGTACGGCGATGGCGGGCTGTTGCAGGTGCTGCGGCTGATCCTGCGGGCGGCGCAGGTGTATCCGTTGCAGGCCGGGGGGCAGGCGGTTGGGGCGCTGGACCCGGAGGCGGCGCTGCGGCTGGTGTGGCCGGCTTGGTATCCCGCGACGAGCGGGGACCGGGCGACGGACGCGGCGACGGTGCTGTCCCTGGTGCAGGGCGGGCTGCTGGGTCGCGCGGCGGCCCGGCGGTTGCTGGCGGCGGATTGGGCCGGAAGCGACTTGGATTGCGGCGTCGGGGATGGCGAAGTCGGGACTGGCGAAACCGGGAACGAGAAGGGGGATGCATGACGGACCCAGTGGTGGATTCGATGTTGGGCGTGGCGGCACCGGATTTGGCGGCGGAGAACGCGGTGCTGCGGGCGCGGCTGGTGCAGGCGGAGTTGCGGACGGAGGCGGTGCGGGCGGGCATGGTGGACCTGGACGGGGTGCGGCTGATTGACCCGGCGGTGGTGAAGCTGACCGAGGATGGGACGCTGGCTGGCGGCGCGGCGCTGATGGGGCGGCTGCGGCAGGACAAGCCGTGGCTGTTCGGGCGCGGGGGGAGCAGCAGCAGCGGGGCGGCGGCTCCGGTGGCGGCACCGGCTGCGCCTCGGTCGGCGATGGACATGGGTGTGGAGGAGTGGCGGGCGGCGCGGGCCGAGCTGCTGCGGCGGGGCGGATGATCGGGGTCGCCGGGCTGGCGGAGGCGATTGCGCGGTTGCGGGATGCGGAGGTGGCTGGGGTGATGGGGGTGGTGTTGGAGGCTCAGGCCGGGCTGATGGCGGAGGCGGTGCGGGCGGGGTTGGGGACGGCGCCTGGGGGCGACCATACGCGGCCTTGGCTGCGGACTGGGGCGTTGCGGGAGAGTGTTGCGCACGGGTCCGAGGGATTGCGGGCGGTGGTGGGCAGCAGCGACAAGGCGGCGGCACCGCAGGAGATGGGGACGGTGCATATGGCGCCCCGGCCGTTCTTGCAGCCGGTGGCGGCGGCGATGGGGGCTGGGGTGGCGGAGGCCGTGGGGAGTGCGGTGGCGGAGCGGTTGCGGGGCAATGCGGCGGGGTTTGCCGGCAGTTAGTGCTAGTTGGACCCGCTGTGCCTGAGCCGTTTCGACGTGTTTGCAAGGCGGTTTTGGAGAGTCGCGGGCTGTCGAAGCGTGATCACTCCGGATAGTTTGGGTATGGCGCTGTGGTGGTGGCCTGGTGCCGGACCGTCCGGTTCCACAGACTGATCGTGCCGCCTTGCAGGGCCGTTCCCGGCTCTGATGGTCCCTGGATTGCCGCGTCGCTTCGCTCCTCGCAATGACGAGCGGAGCAGCTAGAAAATATGAAAATAATCCTTGACCAGCCACCCCAGGAAATTGATACCTCTTAGCCATGATGGCGGCGCTGGCGTGGCGCGGCGTCGTGACCTTGATCCTTTCGACCCCACCCGGCCCGGCATTTGCCGCGCCGGGTTTTTTCGTTTCATACGGATGGAGCAGCTTCCATGGGCATCCAGAACTTCCCGGCGATCCTGCAGCCGATCCTGCAGCAGGGCTTCCTGGAGCGTGAGTTCCAGCAGTCCATGCAGTCGCGGCTGGGCTACCGGGCGTGCGCGGACCGGCAGGACTTTCAGGTGGGGATCGGCGAGACGTTGACGAAGACCCGGGCGGGGCTGAAGCCGAGCGTGACCAGCCCGGTGCCGCCGCAGTTGAACACCAACTTGGACAACGGGCTGGTGCCGACGGGGTGGGGGGTGGAGCAGTACACGATCACGCTGAACCACTATGCCGCGACGACGGACCTGAACGTGGTCACGAGCCGGGTGGGGATTGCGTCGCAGTTCCTGCAGAACGCGGCCGTCAATGGCGAGCAGGCGGCTCGGTCCTTGGACGAGCTGGCGCGGAATGCGCTGTTTGCGCCGTATTTCGGCGGGAACACCCGGGTGCGGGTGGCGCTGGGATCGGCCGGGCCGGTGGTGGCGGTGGATGACCTGCGCGGGTTCACGTCGGCGTTCGTGAACGGGGTGCAGTCGCCGGTGGGGGCGACGACGACGTTGACGGTGACGATCGGCGCCGGGGTGTATGTGGTCGTGGGCTTCACGATGGATGCGTCTAACGTCAGCACGGCGCCGGGCGGGGTGTCGG